TTTTATAATTAATTATTCTTTTATTCTCAAATTGGTACTGCCCATCTTTAGCTACTTTAACGTGAGCAAAGCCGTGATTATAATTATTATAAGGCGCATATTCAGGCTCTAAACCACACAAACAACCGATTGACCACGTTGTAATGACATCACCGCTTAAAGTCTTTTCTGTATGCTCTGATGTTCTATGGTGATGACCAACGGCACAACTTTCTTTTGCTTTTAAATACAAACCTCGTGCAGGGTTTACAGGTGGTGCAAATCCTCCGAACCATTCGTGACCGTGAAGTATTGCAAGTTTACCAGCCATCGCCATTTGCTTATCTTTGACAAGCGTAACTCCAAATTCGCGAAAGCGCAAAAGTTGCTCTAATTTAAAATCATCAATGCCTAATAATTCAGGTGCTTTAATCATTAAATAATCTTCGTACCTTTTCTCGTGATTGCCAATCTTATAATAGATAGGACATTTAAAAGTGTCTTGCATCATTTTTAGAAAATCCCTACCCATTTGCAACTCTCCCGCCATATCACGCAACCGCCTATCTTTTGTAAATCGACTGCACTGGTAAAAGTCCAATATATCGCCATTCAAATAAATGCAGTTTACCTTATTTTCAATACCGTAATTAATCGCTAATTCAAGCGCCTTGTTATCTTGGTAAGGAAAATGTATATCCGATAAAATTAAGATGTTATTTTGACCCTTTGGAATTATAAACGGCTCACATTTTGAGTAATCGCTTTCAGGTAGTTTGTGCGATATACATTGTTTTTTTTGTTCTTCTGTTCGAACTCCTACTTGTACTACTGTCGAGTTGTTTTTACCATCTTCACCCCTGTATCTTCGAACGCTACCTCTTGCGCTTTCAAGTGAAAAGTCAATAGGATTATCTTTTTGTATCATTCTTGCAATAGCCATTGTAGTAGCGTTTGGAAACTTTGCAAGATATTCAAGTACTATTTGCTTTTTGTAAGTTGCGCTGTTTTGATTACCGATTGTACCTGCCATAATAATTTTGTTTTAGTTTGATATAGCCGACATTAATATGAAAAATAGAACTTAACGAATGATTTAAACTACGATATTGTAATAGTAATATCTTTTGCAGTTTTCAACTTTGCAAATAGCTTGTTAAATGCTTTACGTGAGTTGCCTATAAAATCAACGCTTCTAGTTGTGCCAACTAAAATACAACCTTCGGTATCGTGATTTGAGTTACCGGGATGAATACGAACTCCCTCAAAATTTGGTACGTTCATTAAAATAGGTAGCATTTTTTTAAATCGGTTTGATAATGTAATACCGACAATATAAACACCTTTAGGTATTGCCGTTTCATTTTTAATCTTAACTTCTCGCTCTTTGTCCTCAAGTGTGTAACACTCAAATACTCCATTAACATACAATTCGCCAATGGTTGAGTTATTTGTACGGTGTAATCTTTTTAGTTCTAGTTTCATAATTTTGAGTTTTCGTGTAGTTTTTTGTATTTATCGAAGTCAAGTTTTAGCTTTTCATAAAGCATCGTTAATTCTTTAAATTTGCGCTCCCACGTTTGCGAAGATTCTAAAAGAATAGAATTGCGTAACTCCATATCTGTTAGTCTTTTCATAACATCGTCGTATTGCTTGGTGTAATGTTGCAAAAAAACATCGTAAGTTTTTTGCATCGCTTCAACGGCATCAACTGTCTGTTTTTTTTCTTGCAGCTTGGTGCTTTTACGACCTGCAAAGAATAAAAACACTGCGCTTAATGTAGCTGTTAATTCTTTCCAATTATCCAAAAATAAAGATGCTAAAGTCATTTCTTATCTATTGTTATTCTCCTTGTCGTTTCAAAGAAATTCTTTAATAAATAAGCAACTCCACCCGATACCGATGCAAGTGCTATTGACTTCCAATCAAATGTTAATTCGCCATTCTCCAAAGACTGTTGAACGATAAATAAAGCTGGTGTTAAAACCGCCATTAATAACCCCTTTAAAATATCAAACATTGATAGTTGATATTGTTTCGATAAAATTGTTTTTCTATTCATAATTTAAGATATAAAGTATTGAAAATTAACTATTCCCGAAATATAAGAAGCACTTGATGCGATTAAGTGTATTTCATAACCGCCCGATACTTTACGAATAACTACCCTTGATGCAACTCCACTATTTGCGCCAGTTTGAAACACTCCCGAACCTGTACCGATAAAATCATTATTTGTGTTAAAGTCCGTTATTGCACCAGGTGATGGTAATCCCGATGGAAACGGTATAATTGCAACAGAAACACCTGTACCTGCAACTGCATTTTTAAAATTTAATCGAACGCTTACGCATTTTCCCACTCTTGTCGCTCTATAATTAGCAGTTAATCCTCCACTAGGTGGTGAAATTGAAGTATAAGTAATTGTTTGAGAGTAGGTTGTTTCAGGATATTCCGTAATATTTGCATCTACATAAGCCGTTGTGGCTAATCTTGTTGAGTTATCATTTGCAGCCATTGTAGGTGCGGTTGGTAATCCTGTAAATGCTGGTGAGTTTACATCGGCTTTAATAACTAAAATATCAGAAATTTGCTTTTGTAATATTCCTAATGCTTCTAAAATTGTATCCGTTGCTGCTATAACTCGACCTGTTGAAAATGATATTCCTGTTAGTAGAGTATTTAAAACCCTTGTAACTGTGAAATATAAGTTACTACCACCCTCAGGCACATCATCTGTCGATGCAATAAATCCGTTAGTTATTTGCACGTAAACCGTTCCTGTCCATCTGTATTGCTTGTTTGTATCTAATGCAATATAGATTTTACCTGTCGCACCTGTTACAGGAAACGCTGCTAAATTTGCGAACTCTAAAACATCATCAACAAAACTTGGTAAATATGCTTGGTCGATTATTGAACCATTCCCTATATTATTTAAAATTGCATTTGTATCGCAATCGGTCAAAAGGGCTAAAGTTCCGTCTGAGTTTTGTAACTCTACTTTTTTATATCCTGTAACATTTGTAAAAGATACTCTAATTTGGTCGGATGCTCCTTTAGAAAATACGGTCTGATTTGCTGCATCGGCTTCGGCTTTTAAACCAAATAAATTAACGTTTGCGTGGGTGTTTCCATCACCTGCTCTGTCGCCAAAAGCATTAGCATTATTTCCTGAATTGTTTTGCAATGCCTCATTACCAAAAGCGTTTATATGATTTCCCGAATTAGTAGATGCTGAACCTCTACCAAATCCATTAACATCATCGCCTGTATTATCTTCTAAAGAAAAATTACCAAAAGCATTATTTCTACTTCCTGTTTGATTTTTAGCAGCATTTGCGCCAAAACCATTTATATTAATTCCTGTATTCCCATTTCCTGCGTCTGTGCCTTGAAAATTATTGTTGTCCACCAAATCGTGGTTGTTGTCCAAAACTTGTTGAAGCGTTGGAGTATTAATGACAGGATTTAAAGGGTCTGTATTATTAACTAATGCACCTGTAACGCTTTCAACTAATGGTATTAAAGGTGTTATAGGTATTTCAACTGCCAACTCCCAATGGTCGGATAATGACATTATAGCGTTTAAATTTTCAGTACAAATAATATCAGGATAACCGTTAATATTTAAGTAAGTACCAGCACCAGCTAAAAAGAAACTAGGGTCTTCAGGCACATCAGGTAATTGCTGCCCATCTGTAACCGCTAAAGCTAAAAATCCAACTCCTGTACCTGCGCCTATTTGAGTAGCTACAAAATCAACTAACTGCTGTATATTGGCTTGTTTTAAATCAGTTCCAATTTGATGCGGTAAAATACTAGCTAAAGTAAGTGCCTCGTTTGCTAATTGGTCAATTCTTACGGTTGTAATTTCTGCGGGATTTATTGCCATAACTTTATAATTTCATAATTTTTAAAAGTACCATATAGGGTTGCATATTTTTATTAGTTCCTGAAACTCCCTCTGTACTTAAACTTGATTTAGTACCTATTGAGTTTGTCGGACTTACTAATATAAACCCTCCATCATTTGCAGTATCATCTTCTGAACCTGTAAATGTATGTGTGTGTGAAACTACTACTGCATTTTTAGAACCTCCAACGGCTTTAATTACGTTGTAATTTGTACCGTAACCAATTCCAACCAATCCATCTAAATTAGGTGTACCATTTTGACCGTTGCAAATCGCATATCCTAAACATAGATTTTCGCCCAATCCTGTGTTATCAAAATTGTCATCAATATACGCTTGTGATACGTATAAATCTTTAATTTCAAATTGTAAAGTATTAGCGTTTGTATTTACAAAATCTACTAAATCTTGACCTGTTATGCGCTCTAAATCAGTTCCGTTTTCAATCGGTAAATTTGATAATAAACTAATTGCACCTGGTGTTAATTCGCCAACTCTTATAGTTGATATGTCTGCTGGGTTAATTGCCATTATTCAGTTGTTCTAATTATTAAAGTTGCTGTTTCATCGGTTGTTAATATTACATCAGGGTCGCCATCGTTTAATACAAATGTTCCTTTACTTCTTGTTTGTGGTATTCCGTAACCTGTCATACTTCCGCTAAAAGTCAAAAAATCATCAACTGATGAACTTTCTGAAATTTCAGTAATATAGCATTTTCCATAATCTACCGTAGGAAATAAAGCACCCTCAATTTTCCAATCTAATAGGGTTTTTAAACGTTTTAATACTTTTAGCTTGTCGTAACTTGCAATATCAAAACTACCACCTGCAATGGTTGTATTAACTTGAATACCCTCAAAACTAATGCTATAATTCTGCATCATAGGTCTTGAAGTTGCCCATCCGTTGTTATCTCTTGTGGTTGTTTCTAACATTTCCGCACTTTCAGATAGTGAATTGCCTGTTAAACAGCCTATTGGTAACCAACTGCCTAGCTGTTTAATGTACAAAATTCTATCATTTCCGTTATAAAAATCCATAGTCAAATATATAAAATTTATCCTTTGATTGTTGGTTTTATTGTATTATTTCCATAATCAGGTGAAACAAGGTACTGAATATCGGCTAAATCGGCATTATAAAATTGCAACGACTTTAATTCTAACATTTTAGTTCTAAAATCATAACTGTATTCAATCGGCATAAACAGTCCATCTACGTTATCAATACTAATTACTGACATATAAGGTATTTCACCGTAAACGCTGCCTGAAAACATTTTAATTGCATTGGCTTGTATTCTCAAGTCATCCATTGCGCTAATTCCTAAAAGTGGTAACTGCTCAAATTTGTTTTTGCGTGACCAAAAATCGGTTAAAGTTTCTTGGTCTGATTTAAAGATAGATCCAATTAAATTTACAACACCATCACCATTAAATACTTTTTGATTTTCTTTAACTATTGAGCTAGGTGGGTTAAATCTAGTAACGGTATGAAATTCGCCTACAATACCTTGACTTTGTATTTGATTATCTAATATTTCAACATAAGATACTTTTGATAAACCACGCAAATCAGGAATAATAATACTTGGAAATATTGCAGGAGCGCAAATAATTACTTCAATAGTACAATCATTTGGTACTTCAGGCATTAATAACTCAAAAGTAACAAATTGCTCAATCCCTGTATTTGCTCCGCATCTAACAGGTGTACAAGATACATTTGAATTTGTCCATCTATTATTGCCGTTTCTGTTTTCTAAATAAAAACCATCGCTTGTTTTTATTTGAAATATAAAAAAGTTTATAACTTTAGTTGAAGATACTTTTGCTCTAAAAGTAAAAATCTGACCTGCTAAAGCGTTAATTGGTGTTGATGTTAATACTTTTCTGCTCGGGTTTACAAAAGTATTATCTGATTTCATTACTAAACCTTGACCGATTACAGGCTCGTTTATAATTTCAACATCTACTAAACTTGGGTTTGTTGTCCAATCTTCAAATACTAAAGTAGCATCGTGATTTAAATTTGGATTGTCAATAAATCCATCCGTAAAACCATATTGATAATTTAAACGATAAGCACTTATTGCGCCTTTAACCTCAATTTGTTGGTTGGCTTCTGCGTGATGCGGATAATAATTATTTATTTGACTTCCTAAAACAGCATTTAAATTCTTTGTAAAAGTTGCATTTGTAGTTTGATTTATAAAAGTAGTGTAACCATTAAACTCTAAATCATTTGGTCTATAAATATACCATCTACCATCTTGTTGTGTCAATACACCACTAAACAGATTTAACATAGAAGTTAATACTTCGTTGCAATCCATTAAAACATCGTCGTTTTTGTCTTTTATAAATCGGTCTGAATTTACATAAATATCTTTTAAAATATTGTTTCCTGAATAACCTACATATTCTACACTAATACTTGTATTAATTGTTAGTGATAAACGTACCCTATCTAAACAGCCTTTTATCACATCATAAACCGATAATTTCCCTGTAAACCTTAAACCATTACTTTGTACAAAAGATAAGTCTTTTAAAGCACCTAAACCATCAGTACTTTCAATATTTACAAGCCACAAATCATTTACAAAACTTTGATAAACTCCATCAGGTTTAATGTAGCCCTCGTAAATAGTTTCATATCCTTTTATCAATTCAGTTCTGAATGTAAATTCATCGTTTAAAATAAATTCGTTAAAATCAATAGACTGACTTGCTTCTAAAGAAATATCTAATCCTGTACCTCTTATTGGTGCTAAAATACTATCAACTGATGATTTTGTAAGTATTACATTTCCAAATATTTCAGATGCGCTACCTGTATAATTATTTTTATAAATATTTAAAGTATAATCATCAAATTTCAAATAATAGATTAAATTACTACCACTCGGCTCAATATCTTCTTGTGTAATATCTAAACTAGCGTTTGTACCACTATCAACTGTTACAACTGCATCGGCTTGTATTAATACTTGTATAGTATCATCGACTAAAGTATATTCAATTAAATCATTTACGTAATTATCACGCAAAAAACTTAATGTGATTTGCAAAGTTTCGGCTAAATTTGCTCCTATTGCAACCTCATAAAAGTTTGCTGGTGTACTCGAACTTGGTATGAAATCAATTTTGCACTCATTTACACCATTGTTATAATAAATATCAAATCCATTGACTTGTATATTGTATAAAAATCCTTGCCCCGTTGTAATCGGTTGGTCTGTAAATTGTATGTTTATTTGTTTTGCCATTTATCCTATACCTAATTGACCACCTAACCTCCTGTTAGCGTTAATGGTGTTACTTAATACTCCGATTAATTTTGTACCTGCAATTTCAAATACTACTGTACCACCTCCTTGACCTCCACCGCTAAAACCGCTACTTGTGAAACTTTGATTATTTGCGCCTGAACCTGATGCGTTTGATGCACCGCTACCTCCTACTGAACTACCTATTGAGCTTGATTTACTTGCAAAAAATGAACCTAAAGCGATTAAAGCAACACCAGCACCAATAGCTGCATAAGGGTTTAATGTTTTTAAAGCGGCTTTAATTCCCAATAACCCTATACCGATTGTAATAGCCATTTTACCTATTTCGATTAAAATACCACCCAATGAACTTAATAATGTTTTACCTACTGATGTTAGTACGTTTCCACCTGTTGATAATGCTTGACCTATTGCGCTTCCTAAACCTGCAAATGTATCAGCTATTGAAGTATTTATAATTTGAGATGCGCTTTCATTAAAATTAAATAATGCTTCAGCCATTTTAGCAGCACCTTTGTCGGCTTCTTGTTGCGACCTTAACATTGCCGTTCTTATGGTATGCGGTAAACCTAATAATTTATTGCCGTATTCATCAATTTCACCTGTTAAAACAGCAACACCACTTGTACTCATTCTCGGTGCAGCAGTTACCGAAGCTATCGGACTTGATGCAACTCTAGCGGGTTTTTCCTTTACCTCTTTTTCTTTTTTAGTAAGTAATTTTACACTTTCATCTGTTTTTTGATTTAAACGAGCGGCAAGTTTATCCTGCTGTACTTGAATATCATAAATTTGTTGGTTTAAATCTTTTACGTTTGAGGTTGCTCTTGCCAATCTACTTATACTCGAAATATTTGCATCTGCTCCTAAAGTACCACCACTTGCAATAGTAAATTTTGCGTTTTGTTGTGCTTTTTGTAACCCTAATACTTCCTTTTCTTTTTTTATCTGTAAGTCTAGCTTTTTAGATGCTAATTCTCCAATCTTATCAGCTATTGCAGTAGCTTCGGCTCGTGCAATAATAGCTTTTGAAAGTTCATTTGTAACGGATGTTAAATCACCATTTAAAATCTTTTCTTTGTTTAAATTTCCAAAATAACCAGGATATTTTGATTGCAATTCATCAACTGCTAAAATTCTATCTTGTCGTGAATTTAAATCATCTTGTGCGACTGAAACTAACGCTTTTAAACCTGCAATTTCTGCGCCTGAATTTTTTGCGGAATCAACTGCAATTTTATTTACAGTTGCGCCAAATTCATCAAAGTTACCTGTTAGCTTATTAATTACATCCTGAACACTTAAACCGCTTTGAGATAATAAAGTCAATCCTGTTGTAAGAAGTGAAACACCTAATAAAATACCGCCTGTACCAGCTATTGAACTAGCCAACGCTTTTAATGCGCCTCCTGTACTTCCTGTTTGTTGTTTTAAGTAGCCAAAACTTTCAGCAGTTGCGGTAATGTTATTACCAATACCCATTATTCCAAATGGTGCATCTTGTGCAATTCTACTAAACTGCATTAAGGTATTACCACCGTTTCCGACTTGTTTAGTAAATTGTCCGCTTATTGCCGCTCCTGTATCTTTAACGGTAGTTTTAAACGAATTAAGGCTATTTTTGGCATCCTTAATTTGATTGTTTATTTCGGTAGTATCTAAACCTAGTTTAAGGCGGTCAAGTTTGACCTTTGACAGTTCCTTAATGTCAAATTCAATCTCTTTGATTTTTTTATCAAATTCGCTTTTATCAGCGCCAATTTGTACCTCAAGTTTACCTCCTGCCATCGCTTATACTTTTGTTTTTTCTTGATACTTCTTAAACTCTTTTAAAAATGTTTCTCGCATTTCTTGTGATACACCTGCAACCCTTTTTTCATTGTTTAAAGGTAAGAATATTTCTTTGCGTTTAATCATTTTTTTTGGATCTTGATGCGGTGCAATATAAGTAGTCCACATTACCTCACGCAACTTTTGCCAATCGTATAAATCAATTCTTTTATACGCAAAAAGCCTAATTTGGAACTCTGCCCACGTCATATCGTAAACGGCTTCCAAAGTAGGCATTTTCAATTCACCAAGAGCAAAAGATATTACATCCTCACTCCAATTTATTTTATCGTTGCTTTTTTTTTACTTTCTGTTTGTTCAGGCACATCCTTTGTCAAAGATTGCGTAAATGCTATAAAAAAACTTTTTACAACTTCACTTTCAATCCCAATATCATCAATCCAATCAGCTACATCAAAAGCATCAAATAAAGGAAATTCATTTTTGCGTTTAAAGCCAAAAGCGCAACTGTGATACATAATCAACGGAATCCATTTAAACGGATTTTCAGCTAATTTAGCATCTATATCATTCATAGATATATTTTCAGTTTCTAGCAAGTTTCCTAAAAAACCTAAACCAAAATAGAAAATCCTATCTTCGCTACCAATGTTTAAAGTGATTGATTTCATTAATCGTTTGGATCACTTAATAATACTGCACCATCACCATCTAAAGTAAGTGAGAACGTTGTAAGTTCATCACCACTACCAAAAGTAGCACTCAAATCAGTAATGTAAGCATTTCCGTAATACTTTACAGAAGTTGCATCGTCAATATTAGTATCTAGTTTCCAAGTTACTAAAGTTTTGTTTTGTTGCAATAAAAATAAAGCATCGTGTGATTGTTTTGCCGTATCACCTCCAGCAGTTGTAGTATCAATATACTCACCCTCTGCATCGATTGAATAACTAAATACACCCGGTGTTTTTTTTACAACACCTGGAAAACATTTAGTAGTACTTTCAATCATTCCTAAAGTAGTGTTCAATCCGTTTGAAGTCAAACAAGCTAAGGGCTTATAAGCCGCACTTTGATAAATGTAAAAAATCCCTTTTTCTCCTTTTATACTCATAATTTCTATAATTTTATATTTTTATTTCAAAGATATAATTTTTATTCTAAAGTTAGCACTAATCTTATAAAATTTCTATAAACTGTTTGTGTTGCGCTTGAACTATCTAAATCATCAGGATATTCATAAGTTCGAATTAATACATTATAACCATCGATAGATATATTATCAATTAACGTTCTAATTGTTTCCGCCATATCGTTTACCTCAACTCTACTGCCTACATTTCCTGCACCATTATAAATACAAACAATATCTAATAATGTCGCTACAATCCAACGATTGCCACATTTAGTAGCTTTGTCATCAATCTTGCTCTGACTTGTTATAAGTACGTATTTCGTTGGGTTTTTGTTTCCTGTTACTTGCGTATCAAAACAAGGATAGGTTGCATTTACTGCATCGCTTATAGCTTTTCTAATATGTTTATTTGGATTTGCCATACTTGCTTAATACCTTTTTTAATTTTTCTAAATATTCAATTCTACCACGTACTAAAGCAGGATATAAATAAGGTCTCGGTCTTAAATTAACTTGCTTTATTCCTTTGCCTTTAAACTTAATAGCCATTTCTTTAAGTTCCGTAGGTACATCAACTAAACCACCTGTACCAAATTCAACAAACGGTGCATAAGGTGCTAAAACTCCACCAGCCTCAATTATCCAATTCAACGGAGTATCTTTTACGGCTTTAATTGATTGACCTAATTTACCTAAATCAGCGGGTGCGCTTTGCTTTGCGTATTTTTCAATATTTCTAGCGACTTGTTCTGTAACTGCCTCAATATCCTTTTCGGCTTCTTTACCGTACTTTTGTAAATCAGCAATAACACTATTAATCCCTTTGAGTTGCATAAATTTGAATATCAATGTTATTTAAATCCAAATTCATAACGCTATCAATATTATAAACCAATCCGTTATACTTTATGAAATTGTCTTTAATCGATATACTTACATCGTACCTATTTCTAACTGTAAAAATAGTTTGTACAAAATTATCGTTTTGTCCATTTTCGTTTTCTCGGTATGCTCTTTTAGTTTCTATATTTGCCCAAAATGAATATACTAAAACATCTTCAACTGTATAACCGCCAAAACCATCAGATACTTCTGTACTTTGCCAAATTGAAATTGCTTTATTATATTTTCGTGCTATCATTATAAAAACCTTTTATTTGCGTCAATAACTTGTAAAACTGAAATAGGTATTAAAGTTGTGTTTTCGTGCTTCTCGCTTTCGTAAAACCATACTTTAATAATTTGCAACGCTGCATCGATTAACTCGTTTGGTATATCTTCAACATTTGTATAACCTATTGTTAAAGTAACTGTATTATCAACCGTTGGTACAATAGCGTATAAAGGTCGATAAATAATATCATATTCAGTTTCAGTATTATCAATCGGATAATCATAAACTTTAACCTGATTTACTAAAGCGCAATCTTGAAAATATACTTTTTCTTTAGTCTTAAAAATGTGGTTTGTTCTTTTTTCAATAAATGACAAAGAACTATTTATCATACTTGTAATTTCGTTGTCTGTTTCAGTTTGTCCAGCATCGACTTTCAAATATAATTTAGCACGTTCTAAAGAAATAACATCTGTATAATTAGTCATTTTTTTCTTTTTTGACTTTTACTTTTACTTCTTCTAAAAATCCATCCTTTACCATCGCTTCTGCATCTTCTTTAGTAAGTTCAATAGTTTGATCAACTAAATAATTTTTTTGCTCTGATAACTTAAAAAACGGTTTTAATACTTTAAATGTCATAACGGTTGCTGTGTTAATGTTATTGGTTCGCATAATTGCGATTGATTAATGTAATTGTAATAATCTTCTACTTTATAACGCTTTTGGTTAAAGTTCGCATAATTGATAATAATGTAATTACCACGCTCATCATAACCTTTAGCTATAATGTCGTAACAGGTTGCATCGGGTTGTGTTTGCTCTGTATCTTGACCGCTACAACCTAATAAAGTAAATAATAAAAGAATTAATAATTTTTTCATAATTCAAAGATATAAAATTTTATTTGTTTTATATTAAAAATTATATTTATATTTGTAATCGAAATAAACGTGT